CTACGTTGCACCAGTCAAAGTGAAGATGCGCGAGTTCGTAATCAACTTCAACGCGATGCTTTGGGCAATAGGCCAAGCGCGCAAGGTGGTGATGACAACAGGCAACACTGGCCTGTGGACTGCGATCTATCGTGGACACACGCACAACGTATGGCAGATGCACGGAGCAACGAACGAATACCGAAAGCTGTGAAGCACATCCTGAACATCCTGGCAGTGATCATCGCAGTGATAGGTCTGCTGTCCATGCTGCCGGCACTGCCGTTCATCGGGGCAGGTGCATTGTTCCTGCTCATGGCCGGAGGACTTGCGAACCTTGCCAAACCCAAAGCGAAGCACGATGCCGATACCGAAGCGTGAGCGCAACGAAACACCGAACGCATTCATCCAGCGGTGCATGGCTGACAGCACTATGGTGGAGGAGTACAGTGAGAACCAACGCTATGCCATCTGCGCAGATCAGACATACGAGCCTGATGAAACATTCGATGATTATCCACAGGCAGCAAGCAACAACGCGAAGAGCGCACTGAAGTACAGGAAGGATAGCGGCAACCCGAAGGATTGCGGCACACCAGTAGGATGGGCAAGGGCATCGCAGTTGGCGAACAGGGAGCCTGTCAGTCTTCAGACAGTGAAGCGCATGGCAGCGTTCGTCCGGCACAAGCAGAACAGCGATGTATCCTATGACGAAGGCTGCGGTGGTCTGATGTGGGACGCATGGGGCGGAGATGAAGGAATCGAATGGGCGATTGAGAAAGTATCAATACTTCGCAAGTGATGAAAGTACCAACAGGGAAGCTGAAGCCGAACCCGTCAAACCCGCGAATCCTTCGAGACGAGAAGTTCTTGAAGCTGAAGGCGAGTATTGAATCGTTCCCCGATATGCTGAACAAGCGACCTATCGTGGCCGTGACCGACACCGATGGCAAGTACATGGTAATCGGCGGGAACATGAGGCTGCGGGCCTGTCAAGATCTGAATCTGAAGGAAGTGCCAATCATCCTGGCCGACGAATGGACTGAAGAGCAGCGGCGGGAGTTCATCATTAAGGACAACGTGGGGTTCGGGGAATGGGACTGGGATGCTCTGGCAAATGAGTGGAAGGCCGAAGACCTTGATGCATGGGGATTGGACGTTCCGAAGATGCCGGACTTCGAACCCGTAGGGATGGACGAGCAGCCAAGGCTTGACGAAAAGACACCTATTGAATGTCCAAAGTGCGGCCATGAGTTCACCCGATAAACCTGTCCTGAAGGTGGCGCCATGCAGCCATGAGGCGGCCAAGTATGCCGTGGAGAACTGGCATTATAGCGGGAAGCTGCCATCTACACTGCAAAAGGTTTTTAAGATAGGCGTATGGGAAGATAATGTTTTTGTTGGATGCGTTGTTTTTGGACATGGAGCCAACCCATCTATCGGTAAACCTTATGGGTTGACTACATTTGATGTCTGTGAGCTTACAAGAATTGCACTCAAAAAAGGCCATGCAACAGCCGTTAGTAGAATTGTTAGGATTGCAATAAAGCTACTAAAGCAGCAAAATCAAGGTCTTCGTCTTATTGTATCATATGCCGATACAGGTCAGGGGCATCATGGTGGGGTATATCAAGCCGGAGGATGGATCTATGAAGGGATAAGCAAGGGAGTTCCATCATTGATGTATAACGGGCGAAAGTGGCATGCAAAGGCTTTGGTTACAAGCCATCCTAATTATGATAGAAAGAAGGCAATTAAGGTAGATGCGACAGACAAGCACAAGTACCTGTTCCCACTTGATGAAGCAATGAAGCGCAAGGTTGAACCCTTGCGGAAACCATATCCAAAACGCGCCGGAAGTTCATTGGGTGAACATTCCGTTACCAACGGGAAGGAAGGCGGTTCGATTCCGACCCCGGCGCTCCAAGTAACAGAGGCGTAACAGTGGCACGCAAAGCGACCATAGAAAACCTCCAGCCCTTCAAGAAAGGGCAGTCCGGCAATCCAAACGGAAGGCCCAAGAAGCTGCCGGAATTAGATAAGCTGCTGGCCGATGTGCTGGGCGAAGAGAAGGATGGCCGCACAGCAGCAGAGGCGATACTGATGGCACTGCGAGCCAAGGCAGCGAAGGGCGATATAAGAGCAGCCGAGGTGCTGCTGGATCGCGCATGGGGCAAGGCGAAGCAGCAGGTCGATGTCACATCAGGCGGCAATCCCGTTCCTGCACCGACCATTGTCATGCCGAAGAAGGAATGATCGAACTGTCGGTCAAGCAAGCACAGGCATGGGAACTGCTTGACGATCCGACCATCGTCGAAGTATTCGCAGGTGGTGGTGCTGGTGGTGGCAAGAGTTACCTTGGATGTCTGCGGCAGATCTATAGGCGCACGACCTTTCCAGGCACACGTGGATTCATCGGTCGCGAAGACTTCACTGCGCTGCGCGATTCCACGCTGAAGACCTACTTCACTATCCTGCACGAACTTGGATACAGGTCCGTTGAACACTACACGTACAACGGGCAGGAACACGTGATTTATTGGAAGAACGGCAGCGCGGAACTGCCAGGCAGCGAGCAGCACTTTAGGTATATGCGGCATATGCCGAGCGATCCGGACTACAACAGATTCGGTTCAACGGAGTACACCGATGCGTTCATTGATGAAGCACCTGAAGTTGATGCACGTGCTTGCCAAGTGCTATTGTCACGGCTGCGATACCTGCATGGTCGGTACGGCATCACACCTGAACTGCTGTACACGGGCAACCCAGGTGAAAGCTGGATCAAGGATCAGTTCGTGCAGGATGCCGATGGCAGGATGATCGACCTGCCGAAGCATAGAGGCAGAGTGCTATTCACCATTCGCGACAATCCGGATGAGCAGCTGAAGCAGCAGTACATCAACACGCTGATGCACCTTGACAGCTACGACAGAGCGCGACTGCTGGAAGGTGATTGGTCTGCGCGACCGAAGGCAGAGCGACCATTCGCGTTCGCGTTCGATCGCAAGAAGCACGTTCGTCCGTTCGTGCTGGACCGCAAGCTGCCTGTGATCATCGGAATCGATTTCAACGTAGATCCTTTCTGCGCACTGATCTGCCAAGAGCAAGGCAACACATTCGGAGTGGCACACGAGATCGACATCAAAGGTGGCACAGTGAACGAGATGGTGCAGCGCATCCTTGCCATCGCACCTGACGCGTTCATGCATTCGTACACAGGTGACCATACGGGAGCAGCGCGAAGGATTCAGATGAACAGCACAGCATCGATATGGGATGACTTCATGCAAGCGATCAAGGCAAGGGAGAACCAGCTGAAGCTGCCAGCGAATCCAACGCACAAGGAGAGCAGGGAGCAGATGGCCTACGTTCACCACCATCATCCTGCGTTCGTGATCGATCCAAGCTGCACTGGTCTGATCTATGATCTTGAAACTGTCGAGGTGGACGCGGAACTGCGCATTGTCAAGAGCGACAGGAGCAAGCTGAACCAACGTGCTGACAAGCTGGACGTGCTGCGCTACGTTGTGAACACGTACCTTTACCGATGGATCAATACACACCGCAAGACCAATGCTTTGTTCCAACAACGCCAAGGCACACAGGCTGCGACTGTGCGCGGCAGATGACGCACGATTGTACATCGGTCAGGCGAACTGCACTGACATCGTAGTGACATTCACGAACCTTGCCACCGGCAGGATCACGGAGATCGATGCGGACATCGATGGCAGCGACTACTTCATCGACCCATCACTGCTTGATCCGATCGAGTACCACACCTACCTGGTGCAGGTGCAGCACGGCTGCATTCCGATCAAGATCACACCATACGTGATGGACGAATGCGACATCGTGCCGAGCGCGAATGACTACGATGGAGTGCTTGTGGAGTTCGTCAAGGCCGATGCACCGACCACGCTGTACTATAGCTGCACCGACCAATGGTTGACGCTTGTTGCATAGTGGCACTGATGGCACTGGTGGCGCAAGGTGCGTACATCAGTCAGCAGGAAGGCATGATACTTCACGTGCTGACGAAGGCATGGGTGCGTCTGCCATCGTGGATGCAGAAGCCACTGCACACCTGTCCCATCTGCATGGTGAGCGTATGGGGCATTCCGACATGGGCGATCGTTGACTGCACCAATGTGCATCTGTTGCCTATCTACTTGCTGGCCGCTGCTGGCATCAACGAGATCACCAACAGATGATCGGCAAGATCCTATACAAGACATTCGGCAGGTACATCGATGCGTACCTGGACAGCACGCGGCTGCGACCAAAGGGATTCGATGGGATGAAGCTGGCCTACACCTGGAAGGGAGTGCGCTACTACACATGGGAAGACCTTGCTGACTTTCCTGCCATCAGGCAGAAGCACGTGGAGCGGTGCAACAGAATGATCGATGCTGGCATCGGGGCGAAGGCACTGGACGATCTGTGCAGTCTGATCGAAGGTCACATCGTTGAGGCAGTGAAGACAAGCAAGCAGGATGAGCGGCACAAGCGTTTGGTGAGAGCGATGCAAGCTGTAGGGGAACTGCGCAACAGGCCGCGTGAGGTGATACCCGAAGAGATCGCATACGACCTGTGCGCAGTATTCGTTGCACGTGAGGATGAAGATCCGCGTGTGTTCGACACAACCATTCACACCAACAAGATCGAAGTACTTCGCGCAGCAGGGAGAGCTGGTCACGATTTTTTTACCAGCGCGCCACTGTGGCGCAAGCTGTACGGCTTATCTCTCACTACCGAAACAGCATTCGACCAGCTATTGATGAATTGGACGCTGGCAAGGATCAGGATGAAGGCGGTTACCGAAATGCACAGCAGCAAGCTGTAGATGCGATGAAGGCGTTCGATGACTTCACATTCATGATCGCAGGTGGTGATGTCGAACGCGTGCAGGTGCTGGAGCGTGGACCGATGCGTGTGTACTGGAAGGTCGCACAGCATCACTTGAATCAACTTGTCGCGGAGAAGAAGAGAGTTGAACGAGCATCTAAACGAGTGAAGCATGGCCGATGAACAGGTGATCATAACGAAGTTCGTCGCGGACACAGGCCAGTTCGAAGCTGGCGTGGATGCGTATGTGAACAAGCTGACCGAAGCTGAAGGCGCAGTGAAGCGCACAGATGCTGCGGAGAAGACACTGGCGAACACCACAGGCAGTCTGACTGACAAGTTCGATGCGGCAGCAGCAGCAGCGCAGAGTGCGAAGGAAGCCACAGATGACCTGGGCAAGAATGTGGTGAAGAGCGGATCGCTGTTCGATCAAGCGAAGGCGAAGGTGGAGCAGTTCGGCAAGAGCATTCAGACATCACTGAAGAATGCGCAGCAGAACTTCCTGACGCTGCCAGGTCTTACGAAGACAGTGAGCGGTGCGTTCAGCAGCATTGGCACAGGCGTTGGCAAGGCGTTCGGTTCGTTGAAGAACAGCGTGACTGGTGTGGTCAGTGCGATACCTGGCATTGGTGGCATA